GAAGAGAGTTCTACCAGATGATGTTATAGAACGGGAATATCTTGAAAATCTTCATTATGCAATATTTCCAACTGATGAAATTGCATTGGCTTATAAATTTGCATGGGTACAACGAGAAACTATTAGTGTTAAATTAAGTGATAATTACGACACAGTAGACTGGCAACTTGATATAATATGTCAATCATTGGAAGAAAGAATAGATACAGAAGAAACAAAAACAGGGGAATATTATCTCGCAAGATCAGATGGTGATCTTGGGATCCCAATATCACAACCAACTGTGGTCCACAAAATAAAATATACATTGACTGATACAGATAAGTCTAATGGAATGGAATTTTTAAAAATATATAATAAGTTGGTTTTAGATCGTGTATACAATAAAAGATTAAAAGAAGAACAACTATATATATCTGAAATAGAGTCTCTTTCCTGGGATCAACAACGTAAAGAAGCAGAAGCATATAATGCTGATAATACTGCAAGCACACCGTTATTAACAAAACTCGCAGAAGCAAGAGATATAACTATAGCACAAATGGTTTCAAAAGTTGGTACTGCTATAGAAAATTATTATGAAAAACTAGCAGTTTTATTAGCAAAAAAACAAAAAATAGAAGCTGAATTGAGAGCATGTGCTACCCTACTTGAACTTCATGTTGTTAATGCACACCATTTTGGTTTTTATTTGAATGAAGATCGCATTATAGAAGCAGGATATGATCCTGCTACTTTTGTTAATGCAAAAATAGATTTATAATTTTTTAATATGTAAGGCAAATATTATGATTTTTTCTGTCCCCATTAATATCAAATTATCAGAACAACAATTTTACGAATTCTTTAATTTTTGTGGTGCGTATAAGCATTTAATTTATGATTTATATTTTACTTGTAGAATGCCTCCCTTTGTTCAAGATGCAATGGGTGATGTAATTGTCGATGATCCTTATGGACCAGTTGAAAATGCATTACATATACAAGAAACTCTTGGTATTAAAATATCTGCTACATTTAATAATATTCAAGTAAAACCCACCCAAGCCAATCTAGACCTCTTTATAGAAAACTTTACACAATTATATGAATCGGGTATACGAATTGCTACAATACCCCATACGCATTGGATGGCTACAGGACAAATACAAAAAGCGTTTCCAGAATTACTTGTAAAAAATACTATATTAAGAAATGTTACCCGCCCAAATGAAATAGCAAAATTAGCAGAAGCGGGATTTCATTATATTAATATAGATCGTGATTTAATGCGTGATAGGGATTCTTTAATTAGAATGAAACAAGCCGCTGACAAATATGATGTAGTATTATCATTATTAGGTAATGAAGGGTGTATAGGTAATTGTCCTATGATGGATGAACATTATCAGTTCAATAATACTAGAATGGATTTATCAAAAGTAATCATTGATGAAGAAGATGAGAAAGGTAAGCATCGGGCAGGATCCAGGAGAGATAAAGGCAGTTTCGATAGTGCCCCACAATATTTTAATGATTCTATATCAAGAGTATCTTGTCCTAAATGGGACTATGAAGATCCGTCAACTCCATTGAAAACAGCAGACATTCCTCCATGGAAAGAAGATTGGGATGAGTTATTAAATTATGTTCAAGTATTTAAAATGCATGGAAGGGAATCGGTTCCTCGTATGTATGAAACTATGGATATTATTAAACGATATCATGATAATGAAGAATTTTTATATGATAATTTTGATTGGTATGGACCTGAAGGTAGAAAAAAATTATCATTTTTAGATAACAGTAAAACAATAAATTTATGGCGAGAAAAAATAAAAAATTGTAAATTTGATTGTTGGGATTGTAACTATTGTGATCAAGTATACGAAGCAAAATCAAACGAGCAAGCACATCCATTAGTTTTAGCAGTTACAAAAGAATTAGTTAATTCCGTTAATTATCATTTAGATATACCAACTGAAGGGCTATCTTCACCTAGGGTTCAAAAATTAATGTTTGGATTATCTACACATTGTAAACGATTTTTAGAAATAGGTAGTGGGTTTGGAACTGTAACAATGGCTGTTTCAGATGAATTAGAAGAAATACATTGTGTAGATAATTGGTCGGTAGATATTCAAGCTGAAACAGAAGAAAGAAAATTCCTTACAAATTATGGCGGAAATATAGCACCACCAAGTGCAATAGGTATGTCATTACCTAAAAATAGTAAAGAATTATTCTTAGATAATATAGGCAATAAAAAAGTAATTATACATGATTCAGACATATTCTCAGTAGACATTTCAAAAATTAATAATATAGATTTGTTTTTTCATGATGGTCCACATGATAATGATAGTGTCAGAGAAACGATTCGATATTATAAAGATTGTTTTGCTGATATTTGCATTTTAGTTTTTGATGATGCAAATTGGGAGGGAGTAGTTTCTGGCGCAAATGAAGGAATTCGTGATTCTGGTTTAATTCCCATGTATGATAAAAAAATGCTTAATAGTGTAGAAAATTTTTCCCAATGGTGGAATGGTTTATATGTAGTTGTGGTTAAGAAAGCATGATAGAAATAATAGATAACTTTTTAAAGCAGGAAGATTTTGATAGCTTGACATTCCTCTATGATGAAAATAATTTCATGATTAATGAACGATTAGATTGGTGTGTGCAAAAAAAGGTTACAATTCCACAAAAAAATGACAATTTATTTATGTTTACTCATATGTTTTATTCAAATACTATAGTAAATGAGGGAAAAGGAGTTAGTGGAATCGGCCATCCATGTAGTTCACATGTTGATAAGATAATTCCTATATTAGAGAAATTAAATATAAAATCTATGATACGTGCAAAAGCTAATCTTTATCCATATTCTGGAAAAACTTTATATGAACACGAAATGCATATTGATTATGAATTTCCTCATTATGCGGCATTATTATCGCTTAACACTTGTGATGGATATACTAAGCTAGAAGATGGTACTAAGATAGAAAGTGTCGCAAATAGAATAGTGATTTTTGATGCAAGCCAAAAACATTGTTCAACTACTACTACATCAGATTTTGCAAGAATTAATATTAATATAAATTACTTATGACAATACAAGAAAAATATTTTGCTGAAAAAGAGCAAGTATTACAATTTTTTCCTACACCTGGATTAATTACTAAGTATCCTGATACAATTGAAGAAGAATTTAAATTTATTCAAAATTTAGAATATGACAACAAACATACAGAAAATGGAAATGTGAAATCAAAAGATACTTACTTATTGAAACACAAAGAACTATCGAAGATTAAAGATTTTATTTATGAAAGTTTGAATAAATTTACAGTAGGAATCTGGAAAACTAAACAAAAAATGATAATCACACAATCATGGTGTAATAAGAATCTGCCGAATACAGAACATCCAGTTCATCATCATGCAAACAGTCTTGTTAGCGGAGTGTTTTATTTTAAACAAGATATTACTATGCCGCCTATACAATTTAGCAGAGTAGATCGACAGTCTTTTATGCCTAAGACAGAAGAATATAATATTTTTAATTCACAGCAGATAATGTTTCCTATGGAAGATGGTGAATTAATTATATTTCCGTCAAATGTTTGGCATGCAGTTCTTACAAATAAAGGTAAAGACACTAGGTATAGTATGTCGTTTAATACTTTCGCTAATGAATTAGGATGGGAACCAAATTTAACCTATTTAAATACAAATGAACTTTTATAGTATACCAAACTTCTTTTCTAAAGAAGAATTAGAGCAAATAAATAATATTATAAGCGATGGTGAATGGTTAACTGCCGTTGCTAGTCAACAATTAGAACGCAAAACGAAAATTAAGTGGATTAATAAAAGTCATAATTTATTATTTGATAAATTGCTTTCTGGATCTCATGAAGCGAATAAGAATTATGGTTTTAATATTACACAAGTTAAAGAAATATCTATATTAAAATATGATGCAGGTGATTTTTATAGTAAACATATAGACATACCTGGGCATGATTCAGATAGAAAACTATCTGTAATTGTACCATTATCTAATGATTATGAGGGTGGCGACACACTTTTCTTTACAAGTAAAAATTCATTAAACATGTCCAAAGAAGTTAATATAGCAACATTTTTTCCTTCTTATATACTTCATGAAGTTACAGAAGTTACAAAAGGAGTGAGATATAGTTTGGTGGCGTGGGCAAATGGGGAATATTTTAAATGACATATAATTTAATTGATAATTTTCTTTCAAAACAAGATTTTCATAATTTACAGGAATGCATTCTGAATAAGCCGTTTCCGTGGTATTATGTTGGATTCTTTGTTGATAAAGAAGAACTTATTAATGATGATAGCAAATATTTTCATTTTTCTCATTGTTTGTACGAAGATTTTACTCCAACATCTCCTGTGGGTAATAAGGATATTTTAACTCCGTTAATAGAAATGACGAACCCGATTGCAATAAGAAATATGGTAGTTCATTTATTTACTAGAACACCTGAATTTATTCCAAGCACATATCATGTTGATATTGGTGATATTAAAGATGAACCAAAGAAATTAGAACAATGGACTACAGCAATTCTTTATGTAAATACTAATAATGGATATACAAAATTTGAAGAAGATGGTTCAATTGTAGAAAGTGTTGCTAATAGGTATGTTGAATTTCCAGCCAGTACTAGACATTTTGGAACATCTTGTACAGATGAAAAAATTAGAGTTGTTATAAACTATAATTATTGGAAATGAATATATGAAACTACATGACATATTTCCAATAGCAGTAGCGGAATTTAAAATTCCAATTGGAATTAAATCTCTTCAAGAAGATTTGAAAATGTATGAAAATATAATGAAAAAACATCCCCTGCTTGATGGTGGAGGATTTAGTACATATGATCCTAGTGTAAGTTTATTGGATAAAACAGAATTTAGATCATTAAAAAAAACTTTTGATACATGTTTGGAAGAATATAAAGAGCTAATAGGATTAAAAGACTTACAAATTGTTAATAGTTGGTTTAGTGTTATGACTAGGAATTCAAGTTTAAAAGAACATAGACATCCTGCAAGCATTGTCTCTGGTGCATATTATCCAAAATGTTCGATAAATTCTGTAGGATTAACTTTCAAGAATCCTACAGAACCATATAGAATGTGTGAGTTGTATAATGGGGTTTCAGGATTTAATGCTGTAAAAGTAACTCTTCCAGTACAAGAAGGACATTTGTATATATTTCCAAGTTGGTTAGAGCATGGAACAGATGTACAAACCAAGGATGATGAAAGACATGTTATAAGTTTTAATACAATGCATGTTAATCAGAACGGGCATGATAAAGAATGGTTTGCCCCATGATAAAAATACAGCCTTTTGGGCCCACGATAGGTAAATGGAAATTAAGAGATGATGTATTTCATGAACTTTTACAAATAACAGATGAGCTTATTGATAATAAAGATACACCAGTCTGCTTACATCCATTTACTCACAATATAAAAAGACAATTTGAAATACCAATTGATACATTAAAAGAAAAAGGTATATTATCAGTTTTTTTAGATTCTGCATTATACTATTTTGAAAATTTGAATCAACTTGAATCCTCCCCTGCCCCGTTAAAGGAATGTAGTGTAACTATGGATCAATGTTGGGTGAATAGTATGTATAAACATGATTATCAACCTCCACATAGTCATGGTCCAGATTTATCAGCTATTATAGTATTAAAACTACCAGACGAATTCTTCTCTAAAAGCTGTGAAATCGAGCATATTTACGATGGTACGATAACTTTTATTAATAATTCAATGAGAAATGCTCAAGATGCAGAAGAAGGTTGTCACTTAATTTTTCCTGAAGTGGGTGACTTTTATTTATTTCCATCAAGACTTTTTCATGCTGTAAATCCATTTTCATGTGAAGGTGAACGTAGAACAGTTTCTTTTGATGTCAAAAAAACGCTTATAACAAACTCCGGAGAGACTAAATGAAAAAAGTAGATATTTTTCCATTACACAGGGCAGACCTTTTTGTGAAAAACATTGGAACACAAGAACAAATAAATGATTTAATTGAGCAGTCATTCTGGCATAAAAAAAACGAACCATATGTTATGAGATATACTAATAACGGATGTTGGCGTTCTAGTTTTAAATATAATAATTTTGATTGGTTTTTTGATGAATTACAAGATTCTGTTGACCAAGTAATGCAACATTATTCAATTGATGATCCTACATATGCAAAAAAATTAAAACAACAAGGAGAATTAGATTTACAATATTGGACAAATATTAATGATCCAGGTAGTAGAAATGTTGTACATAGTCATCAAGCGGTTCAATATGCCGCTGTTTATTATTTGCAAGCAGAAGATACAGGAGATATTTGTTTTTATAATCCAGCCAACATTACAGAAAATTGTCATGCAACTGCACCATGGGTATCAGTTATGTCTTATACTCCTAAAAATGGAGATTTAGTGGTTTTTCCAGGATGGGTGCCACATGATATCGAACCAAATACATCTAGCAAAGAACGACTTTCTATTGCTTTTAACATAAGTTTTAACGTGAAATTTATTACAGATGGCCAAGAAGACTATTGAATTTTTTTCGTCTATAGAAGGTGTAGCAGAAACATTTCCTATAAGATCAGCAAGAGAAGTTTTTCCGTCTTGGGTTAATGAGGCCCGAAAGGAATTTATTGTTCAGCAAAAAAATCAAGGTAATGCTCTCCAACATCATATAACAAGATGTCCAGGAATTTTTCATTTATTTGGAACTGGATATATTATATCAGCATGGCATGACTTAGAAATTATAGGTTCTAAAGAGGGATTTAAATATAATTTACCCGATAAGATGGTAAATACGATATTAGGGAAAGATGTTATTCAAGCGCAATCACCTGATACTGTTGCAAAACATATTCCTAAGCGACCTTGGAGTGCGCCATCTATATTAAAATTAAATACTCCCTGGCACATATTGGCGCCGAACGGATTAAAATTTTTAATGATACCCGTACCATATACTGATTATTTTGATTTTGAAGCCTGTATGGGAATATTAGATCCTGGTTACAGTTCTGAAATTAATGTTCAAGGATATTGGAATAAAACAATAGGATCTGCTACAATGAAGGCTGGTACTCCAATTGCACAATTAATTCCCTTAACAGAAAAAACATACGATTTTATAGTTAGGGATAAAAACGAAAAAGATGATCAATGGTTACGAAAATTTAAATACTTTAATTATATGGCATTTCAATATGCAAGAAATTTAATAAGAAATGCATATACAACACATGTTGAAGGAAAATAATGAAACAAAATATTCAAAAAAAAGATACGTTTGAAGATTTTATTGGAATATTTGAAAATACGTTATCACCAGAATTGTGTAATGCAGTTGTTGAATGGTTTGAATGGTGTTCAACTAAAAATTTTACAGTTGGATCTACTTTAGCTGGTAAACAACCAACATCTGAGTTTTCGCAATATGACGGAGAAGCATCAATAATGAGAGAAGACGAAGCTCTTCATTTTCCTGGATCATCTCCTGCAGACAAAACAATATCATCTGTTTATCATAGATCACTTCCGTACGCTTTGTGTAATGATTATTATCAAAATCTTCAAAGATGTTTTCTAGCTTATACACAAAAATATCATATACAGTATATGAACTTGCGAAGCTATTCGTTTAAAATTCATAAAGTAAGACCGGGACAAGGATATCATATATGGCATTATGAAGCGGCACAACATGATGTTCAAAATAGAGTGTTGGCGTTTATGACTTATATAAAATGTCCTGAAGAAGGGGGAGAAACAGAATTTTTACATCAATCAAAAAGAATTAAACCAGTTCTTGGTCGTTCACTTATTTGGCCAGCACATTTTACTCATTTTCATAGAGGCCTGCCTCCATTGCAAGGCGAAAAATATTATATTACGGGATGGTTTGAAAGTGTACAGGGTAATTAATTGATATGACATTAGAAGTCTTTCCAACGTTATTAAATCTATTGATTAATAATCAATGGTATTTATTTTATCTAGCAGGTATTATGGTGATTGCTGGATATGCAAAACACTATAATTGGTTTTTCCCTATCTATCAATTCATAGTAAATCGTATAAAATCAAAACGTGTAGTGGTTTCTCTAATTAGTGCATTAACTGGAGTGCTTCCTATACCAGGAAGAGTAACAGTTTCAGCAGGAATTTTAGATACCATATCTTCTGATGAAAAGAAAAGTAGAGAAAAATTAGGAATAATTGATTATCTTTCTACACATCATTATTACTTATGGAGTCCGTTAGAAAAAACAATCATTCTTCCAATGGCGGCTTTTGGTTTGTCATATTGGGAAATGTTTAGTTATGTGTGGCCGTTGTTGATAGGATGTTTAAGTGTTGTATTATATTATTTGTTTGTAGTATTGAAAGAAGATGATGTTGATATAATGCCTGCTGTATTAAAACCTGATAGACAAGAGGGTATTCCAGATCCTACAACATTAGTTGATTGGCAATTAATAGGACTTCTTGCTTTGATTATAATTTTTGGTAATTTTGCTAGAGAATATACAGATGAGATACAGTTTTTTAGTACTTCTGCTGGTCTTGGATTATTAGAAATGTCTATTATTAGTTTTGTTGGAAGTTTTTTCTTAGGAAGCAGTAGCAGATTTGCCGCTCTTACTGTTGTTGCTACTACAATATTTGGAATAGAATATTTGGCTTGGTTTTTCGCATTGGATTATGCTGGTTATATTTTAAGTCCTGTACATAAATGTGTGTTTATAGGGTGGAGATATTTTAAAACGCCTATCGTAATGTATTATAAAGCATTGGTGATTATGTGTATAGTAGTAATTTTGTCTTCATTGATAACACTAATATAAAATATGAACAGATAAAGGATATAAATCATATAAATATAAATTAGATATTACAATTTAATACTAGAGGGTTATGAAAACATTTAAAGACTTATCATCAGTAGCTAAAAAAGAGATAAGAGAGCATTCTGCTGATGTTTCTCAGGAATTTCCTCATATGAAAATGAAATATGATGATTTTGAGGGAAGATTGGCTAAACAGAGTTTATATAAAGTGCATAAATATAGTAAAGACCTTTTTGAAATGCTTGATGATCAAGTTGAACTAGAAACATGGGTTCAAGATAAGATTTCAAAAGCATGTTCTAATTTAAGTTCTGTAAAATATTATCTTGATTATGAAATGGAACATGGTTCGGAAGATAATCCATATGAAGAATATGAATATGATGATGAAGACATGATCGAAGATGTTCATCATATTAATGATTTAATTCCTTTACTTAAACAAATTTATAAAGCTCAAAAATCGCATAAAATAAGTTTGAAAGATGATATTCAAGTAATTGTTGAACCCGATGATGCGAAATCTCTATATGAAATGTATAAAAAATTAAATGAAAAAAACAAGAAAGAATTTTCTGAAAAATTATTTGAAAGCAAAGAAGATTTTTGGAACATGGTTTCTTTTTCTAGAAGCAGAGGAGAGTAAGTAATGGCTTATAAAATACTTGGAGCTATAGTAACAAATCCAGCAAACGTTACAATAGGTTCAGCGACTTCGGTTGCGTGTAACATAGAAACTGCAGGAATTGTAGAAGTACAGGGTCTTGGAATAAATGGTGCGGCATGGGAGTCTAAAGGAACAATTAAACTTCCTATAGGAATACATAAAATTAATAAAGATGCCGCTTATAGCATAACCTTCACGGGTCAAGCGACAAAAATAGCACATTCGGACTAATGTTTAATGGCAAATGCGAGAAGAATACATAAAATTAGTCGTGTTCGAACTATTGGCGGTAGACGAAAAGCATTTAGAAATATTTTTAGAAAAAGCAGAAGTCTAATTGGTAAAGGATATAGGAAGGTTGCAGGTAAGAAGATTCTTAAAAAAATGACTGCAAAAGAAAGAAAGAAATTTAATCCTAAAACTAATCTGAAAATAAGACAGTCTTTGAGAAAAAGAAGAATAAAACAGAAATTAATAACTTTAAAAAGAAAGAAGACA